GATCAGGTCGGCATCGGCCTTGATGACTTCGTCGCGTACCCCGGCGTGAACCTCGGCCTGGCTGCGGCTGCTGCCGTTGTCGGTGGTCATGGTCTGGCTCAGGACGATTTTGCTGATGGCGGCGTCCATCTTGTCCTGCAGCGCCTGGTAATCGGCGGTGCCGCTGCGGGCGGCTTCCAGCAGCTCAATCACGATGCCGTCGGGGATCAGTACCCCGCTATCGACCTGGATCGCCTGCAGGGCTTCCAGCGCCTTGCGCTTCAGCGCCGGGTCGTTCATTTGCCCCTGGGGCAGCCGTGCCATTGGTGTGGGTTGGCCGAATTTTTCCAGGAAAACCGCCCAATATTTCAGCCCGTTCCGCTTGAAGAAAACCGGCCAATACAGGTAGTGGGCGAGACCCATGCCGTAGGGCTGGTCGTCGTGTTCGGCGCCGGTGGTCAGCGTCCAGAATTTCTGCCGGTCCACTTCCTTGCCCATCGGGTCTTGGTTGGTGATCAGGTAGAGGCGGCCGTCGGTGCCGAAGCGGAAACGGGAGCGGTCCCGCACCTTGCAGCCCCGCAGGGTGATGCGGTTGCCCTCGGCGGCAAACAACCACTCGGCCACGCCGTAGCCGTAGAAGATCGCGTACAGCATCTTGTCGGTCAGGGCGTCGAATTTGATCCGCTCCAGTTGCTCCTTGATGAACTCAGCGGCTTGCTTGTCCTGGCCGTTCTCGCTGGCCGGGATCACCTCCCACTCGGCGCTGATGACGGCGGTGCGGCGCTGCTGGAACGTGGAGACAACCTGGTCGTCGCGCAGCAGCTCCTGGTAAATCTTGAGGTCACCTCCTCCTCGGGTGTTCAGCACCTCATCTTCGTTGGTGAGCAGCTTGTTAAAAACCGTCCCCCGGTCGTCGGTGGCGATCTCTCCCAGGTTCGGGCGCTTGATGATGCCGGCCATGTCAAAATCCCCTTGTATCGTTGGTGGTGTTTCGGATTCGCCCGAAACCGTAGGCGTTGTCGATTTCGTTGTCATCCAGCACGGCGCTGGCGACGGTTCTGCGCTGCCCGGTGCTTTCAAAGTCGAAGCGGCCGGCGTTGCGGATGTGGCGCAGTGCCTGGCTGGTGGAGTCGCACTGGTCGTCGTGAGTGGTCAGGGGGAAGCCGAAGAGCTCGCTTTCGTAGTCGTGCAGCCAGGCCGGGGCGTGCTCGGGGCTGTCGCTCGGCAGGTAGACCAGGCCCGCTTCGAACAGGCCGGATACCGCGTTCAGGCGGGTCACTTTGTCGCCTTCGGGCTCGATGGCGATGATCGGTAGCAGGGTGTCGGTGCGCAGATCCTGGATCACGCTCGAACCGCTGGCCTTGTCCTCGATGAGAATGGCGTCGGCCGGCCAGGCGTCGTGCATCTCGCCGATCTTGCGCTTGAGGGTCGGGTAGTCGATCCACGCCCGGTAGACGCTGACCAGGTAGTAGCCCAGCCGGGAGACCGCCCATACCGTGCAAACGCTGGGGTCGTTGGTGATCTGGTTGGGCTTGACCGCGGTATCCCACGAATGCACCAGGTAGGCGTCGGGGGGCAGCTCGCCCGGAATGTAGCGGCGCGGCCAGGCGCGCTTGATGATCGCGCCCTCGGCGGGCTTGGGCCGCTGCTGGTAGAGCGCCGACCAGTTGCGCTCGCCTTGGGTGATGCGCTCCTGGGCCCAATGCTCGGGGGTGAACCACTCGGTCCATAGCCACTCGCCCCGGGCCCGGCCCAGGGGGTCGTCGTCGCGCTCGGCCTGGGCCTGCAGGCTGATCACATACCACCACTCGCCGTCGCGGGCCTGTACCCAGCCGCTCTGGCCGTCGTAGGTATCCGGCAGAATGCGCCCGCTCAGGTCGTCCTCGTGCCAGCGGGTCTGGATAATCACGATCCAGCCGTTGGGCTTCAGGCGCGTGCGCAGGTCGGTCAGGTAGGCTTCCCAGGTTTTTGCGCGAATCGTCGGGCTGTCGGCGTCCTCGCGGCCTTTGACCGGGTCGTCGATCACCAGGCCATCCGCGCGGTTGCCGGTGATGCCGGCCAGGATCCCGCCCGACATGAACGTCGAGCCGTTGGTCAGGCTCCAGTCGTCGGCGGCTCGGTTGTCGGCGTTGAGCATGGCGTCGAACAGCTCCGCATAGCTGCCCGATCGGGTGATCGCCCGGCACTTGCGCCCGAAGCGCTGGGCCAGGGTGCTGCCGTAGCTGGTGGTGATGATGTTCTTGCCGGCGTGGCGGCCCATGAACCAGGTCGGGAAAACCACGCTGGCGTAGGTCGATTTCGCGCTTCCTGGCGGCATGAACACCATCAGCCGCTTGATCTCCCCGGCGTCCACGCGCATCAGGGCGTTGTTGATCAGGCGGTGGTGTTCGGCCGGGGTCACGTTGTCCGGGTAGAACTCCTCGCAGTCGCTGTCATCGCTGACGGGGACGCCAGGAATCTGGATGTACTTACAAAACGCGTTCAGGTCGTTGGCTGCGCGGGCGCGTAGCTTGGCTTCCAGCGCTTCCAAATACTCCAGTTTCAGGGCGGCGGACACTTAGGCGTCCTCCCCCAGCTTGGCCTGCAGCTCGGCAATGCGCTGATCCAGCTCCCGCTCGGTCATGCCCTTGTAGGGTGCCTCCCCGTCCGGGCTGGTGGGTGCGATTTTCGACGGCGCGTCCAGGCCGAGCAGCTTGGCGCGGCGCTCCATGATCTTTAGGGCGCGGTCGAGTGCCTGGACGTTGCCCTTCTTGGCGTTCTGCCACAGCCCCATGAAGAAAGTGTCCAGCCGCTCAAGCTCCAGCAGCTTGATTTCCTCTGCGTCCTGCTCTCCCTTGATCCGAATTTCCTGCAGCGCTTTGGTGACGAGCTGGTGGGCGTTCTGGCGGGTGCATCCCATCATCTCCCCTATTTGCTCGTAGGTCATACCGGCCTTGCGTAGCAAGAGGGCTTTTGCGCGTCGTAGTGTGGCCTTTTCCCGTTTCATCATGCGTCAAGCTCCTATGGGTCAAGCGGCGGGGTCGTGGCCGAGCATAATCAGGTCGGGGCGGTGGACCGGCGGGGCGTCCATGCTCGGCTCCCAGGTTGCCAGGGCTTCGTCCTGCTCCTGGCCGTACAGGTGCCCCTGCTGGGCGATGCGCTCCACGGTCCGGGTCAGCAGCTCGACGCCCATTGGCCCGATGTCACGGCGCCATAGCTCCTTTGCGTCGTCCTTCGGCCGGATGAAGCACCACGCCTGGTCCAGTATTTCGCCCCCGTCTACCTGGTTGCTCAGGCGGTAGACGGTGCCCCCGGTGATACGGTCCCCCATCTTGATGGCCCAGCGGATCGCGTCCTTGCCCCTGTGGAGCGGCAGCAGGCTGGGGTGGTAGCCAATGCCGCCGTAGGTTGCCCGCATCCTGGTTTTCTCCCCGATGAAGTCGTGGCTGTGGGCGCACACGATCAGGTCGGTGCCCTCCGGGACGTTCATGGCGGTCAGGGTGCCGGCGGTGATCCGGTCGATTCCGTATAGCTCGGCCTGGCGGGTCAGCCGGTCCGGGTGTTCGTCGGTGCCATCCGGGCTGGATACTGCGACGATCTCGGTGTCCTCGCTGTGGTACAGCGCCTTGAATACCTGGGCGCCGATCCACTTCTGGCCGCACAGCAGGATGCGGAGCTTGCCGGTGTGCTTTTTCTGATTCATGCCTTGCTTACCTCCCCGTAATAACGGAATCCCTGGACCGCTCTCATGTGGCCGCCAAACCCGCTGCCCATGCCGAGGTTGCTGGTTTTCTTCATGCTTGCGGCGCTCTTGGCCTTGTTGCCTCCGTGAAGGTTTGCGCTGACCTGGTGCCAGCGGCGGTCGCGTCGGATGGCGGCGGCCAGCCCTGGGTGGCTGGTGTGAAAGATCGTTGTCACGTTTCGGCCGGGTAGCCGTGCCAGCGGGCTTCCCTGCTTTTGCGCCTCGCACACGGCGTTCAGGAACTTCATGCCGACGCCTGCGCCTTGCCATTCGGGTTTGATCACCATTCGGCAGGCGCGGGCCTCAACGGCTTTGCCCTTGTTCTTGCAGGCCACTGCGATGTGGGCGACTCGCTCCCCGTTCACCACTCCGACGTAGCAGCAGGCGCCGATCATCTTCGGGATTTTCAGATAATGATGCGGCTCAAACTCTGGCCAGTAGCGCCAGTCCGTTCGTACGATTTCGAGCTCAAATTTCGGCCGTTGCCAAAGTGACCCCCTAGCAAAGCTGCGCTCTGCGGTGTCGAAAACCCAGTCAGGCTCCAGCCAGTCGATCACGTCGTAATGGCAGGACAGCAGGACACATTTTTTGCCGGTCCGGCGCCATGCCTTGCCGAAGGCGGCGGCGCCAATTTTGGCTACCTGTCGGTCAACCACGGAGGTGAACTCGTCCACGATGACCTGGTCCGGGGCTTCGCTGATCAGCCGGGCAAGGTCGGAGCGGAACTTTTCGCCGTTGGACAGCACATGGTATGGGCGCAGCCAGCTCGGAACCGATCCAAGTCCTACTGCCGACAATGCGCCGGTGACTGCGTCGAAGTCGCCATCCCCTGCTATCACGTCGATAATCGGTTTGTCCTTCGGCCAACTATCCCCCGGTTCGTAGATGTGCCCGCCCCCGAAAAGCTGACGGCCGATGGAGGTTTTGCCGCTCCCGCTTGGCCCTACAATCAGGCCGATCTGCCAGTCGCCGTCGTCAATGTCCAGGTTTGCGTCCAGGCTGAAGTTGGCCCCGCTGTCTACGTTGAACAGGCTTTTTACCCGTGCGGCGCGGTAGCTGCTGTAGTCGGCACACTGGTTTCTGACTTCAATCTTCATGTATTCACCACCTTCACGTCGTAGCCCAGTTCTGTCAGCTCCTCGTAGGCGCGGGCCTGTGCATTCTCTGAATCCAGCGTTACAAGGACGGCGGCCTGGCCCTGCTCGGCGTAGTTATCCTCGTCTGGCATGTCGAAGTCCTCAACCGGCGGCAGGTCGTCATCTTCCCGCGTGAGCATGTTCAGCATCTCTTCCAGCCAGGCGGGCATGCTGTCAATCTGGCCCGCGATGGATTCAAGCATGGCGTTATCCTTCCCGGCCATTGCGCCGATGGGGTCCAGGGTT